GTGGCAAACAGGGCATATATGCAAATATGGGACGGGGCAGGCGGAACAGGGGGTTACTGCTCGGGCGATGGAACTTGGACTCGGGCAGTTTATACTCGCACTTTATCCGCCGGGGCCAATCAGTTAAAGGCTATTCTTAAGGTTATCAATGACGATACTTCAGCTTACTTCGACAACGCCATCCTCGTTCAAGGAGATCACATCTAATGGCAAACTACAAATCCCAATCGGATGAACCAGTAGCCGAGGGTCAGTATCCGGCCTTTAGTTGCAACGTTGACAGCAAGCATAAATCCAAAGCCGACAAGCTCGCTAAGAAAGTCAAGGACAGGAAGGTGAACCGTGCCTCTTGAGACTTACTATGAAGCAAAAGTTACCCCTACAGATGACAGCGACACCGGCCTGAGAGTTCGAGTGCAAGTCACCACCTTTATCGAATCAGAACGGGAAACTATCAGGGCCGACATCGAGGAACTGATGACTGACTATCCCGAGTGGACGCTGACTGAACACTTTCACCCGCACAACGAGCGCATTTCGTGCAGGGACCTCAAAATTTGGAGATACCAGAACGGGATTATGACCAGTTTTGCGGATTTAGAGCCTGAAGGTGAAGTATGACAAACTGCTACGCTGATTTAATGACGATCAAGCGACGGCTGGGAATTTCTGCCGAAACAAAATGGGACACGGACTTTATCACATGGATGAACACTTCCAGCCGATTCATAGATGAGCACACTCGGCGATGGTTTTACGTGTTGGCTGGGACTCGGTATCAGAACGGCTCGGACAGTGACCATCTTTTCACGGATGATATTCTGAGCATCACGACGCTCAAGATCGATGCGGATTGTGACGGAACCTTTGAGGACACATACACGGTAGACACCGACTATAATCTCGTGCCTTATGACGGCTATCCGAAGACTGAGATCGAGATAAGCAGCCGAGCGGGGAGAAGTTATTCAGACTTTGGGGGAAACCTCAGAAAGATTGTCCAGATAGTCGGATCATTCGGCTATGGAAACGGCCTGTCTGCGACTCCATACGTTGATTCTGGGGCGGTGGTGAACACAGGGAACATGACAGACAGCGCAAGCACTCACGCCCTCGCCACGGGCAAAGGGGCGTCTTTTGCGGCTGGGCAAACCATATTGATCGGCTCAGAGCAGTTACATATCGCCAGTATATCAACGGATACCCTGACGTTTACGCTCAATCCGACCAGGAACCAGAACGGAACCACGGCAGCGGCGCATACCGCCGGGGACAAAATCTATATCTACCAGTATCCGGCAACCATCGTGGAAGCCTGCATAACTCAGGTGAGCCAGTGGTACAAATTGGCGACCCAGACCGGATACACCGGACTAGGCGGGTCCGCTGACTACGGCGGGCAGACTGTCATTAAGGGTTTGGACCCGAACGTGAAATTAATGCTGGCCCCGTTTGTCAAGAGGGGGTTCGTGTGATGCAGATGTCGATCACAGGTGTAGGAATCCTGGCGGACAAGATGGACAAACTAGCAGACAAGCTCGGCAAGGAGAATGTAGAGCCCATTGTCTTGGCTGGTGCGGATAAGCTCAGGAAATACATCCGAAAAGCGGCGCCACGAGGAAAGACTGGGAATCTACAGCGCGGACAAATCAGGAAGCTGCTCCCGAGGAAATCAGAGTATCCCGTTGTTGCCCTGATACGGCCTCAATATTCCATTGCCCCACATTCGCACTTGGTAGAGCACGGACACGCAGGGCCAGCCCCGGCGCGCGCTCACCCATTTTTCTACCCCACGGTAGAGGCTCACATGCAAGAAATCCAGGATGAAATCATTGCCAAAATCAAGGGAGAGATTGAGCAGATATGACAATTGAGGCAATGGGAGAGGGGTTGGTCACCCGACTGGAAACAATATCGACGTTAAAGGGGCGATCATACGCCCCGAATGCTCTCCCCGGGTCGGTCAATTCTACGCCTGCAGCACTGGTCATTCCTGGGTCGATTGAATACGATCTGACCTTCGGCGGGGCTGTTCGGTGTAATTTCCGGGTGATCCTACTGTTTGCCCGGACTGATCAGGTTATCCAATATGACAAAATGCTGCCCTATCTGGAGACCACGGGCGATTACTCAGTCTATGCGGCCATTTTCGGTGATGACACCCTCGGTGGTGCGGCTGATTTTTCGATTATCAAGAGTAACACGGGGCTAGGGTTTACCGAATGGGGCGGGATGACGTTCTGCTCCTCTGAATGGCTTGTGGAGTGCCAGAGGCAATGAACGCCAACGAAATCACTTATGTTGCTCTCCGTCCTCTCCGTCTGGTGAGCAAGGGCGTAGTCACCCACATTGAACGGGGGGATATTTTCAGCTTTGACGGAAATGAGGGGGTAGACGTGAGACTACTCGTGCAGGAAAACGCGATCAGGGTGTATACAAAACGGACTGGAGGTGAACAGTGAGCCGACAACACGCGAAAGCATGTGATGTTCTCGTGGATGAATTCGACTTTTCTGGAATTTCGAACTCGGTGGATATAGAAATATCCAATGGGCTGTCTCCGTGCACCGCGTTTAGCGATGGCGCAGAGACATTTGTTGAAGGTAAAGCGAAGACGAATATTACGCTAAACGCCCTCTATCAGACCACTGAGGATGCGGAGATGTTCGCGGATCTTGGGCTGACATCCGATAATCTTCTGGCCATCTCCCCGGCGGCAATGGCAGACGGAGGGCTGGTGTGGACCACGCAGGCCCATTTGACTGCTGATGCCATCCCATCGCCGGTTGGGGGTGCAATTGCCCTAAATTGCAATTGGGGAGGTAACAACGCTCTGGGTGACGGCACGATCTTGGAGAGGGATACAAACATCACTAGCACGGTTACAGGGACGGCCTACGAATTGGGGGCCGTCAGCGCAGCTCAGAAAGTGATGGCTACCCTGCATGTTATTGGGGCGGCTGGCGGGACGCTGGACGTGACTATAGAGAGCGATGCAGCCGAGGGGTTTGACAGCGCAACAACTCAGATCACATTCACACAGGTTACAACCACAGCCACAGCGGAGATCAAGACTAAGGACGGAGCGATAACAGATACATGGTGGAGGGCTGTTTGCACTGCCGGTGGCGGGGCTCCGGTCTATAACGTGCTGGTGACGTTCGCCATTGTGCCTATCTAATGGAGGTGAGACATGAGCAGAGTACACGGGAAATCGGCAAAATTCAGTTTCAACTCAGTCGATCTGGACGATGAATTGTCCAGTATCACGCAGACCTCAACTGTGCCAGAGGCTGACACCACAGCTTTTGGCGACGTTTGGCAAAACGTGTTAGCCGGAAAACCAAGCCACTCTTATGAGATTTCCGGGGCATTGGACATTGCTGCTTCTCAGGGGCACAAGACGCTGATCGGAGCTATCGGAAACGGGACAAAAACGACCGTATTCAGCCCGGATAACGGCACAACCACATTCACGAGCACCGCGTCTGGGGCAGTCGGTTCTTATCTGTCCGCATACAGGATTCAATTGCCCGTTGGTGATGCGGCGAAGTATAACGCAACGATTCAGGTTTCAAATTCGCTCGTCAGAGCGTAATGAGCAAATACATATTGATTGGAGGTGTAAATTGGCGAGAGTGCATGGGAAGGACACAGATTTCAGCTTCGACAGCGTAGCTATGGAAGGCTGGGTTGATAGCGTAACCCTCAATTGCTCAGCTCCCGAGGCTGACATCACGGCCTTTGGGGATGCTTGGCAGAATTCACTTGTGGGAAAACCGACGGCAACCCTGGAGATTTCAGGGGCTTGGGATGCGGCAGAAGGCGGCCCGGATGAGACCATTTTTGGCGAACTGGGGTTAGAGGCTGAAGAGTGGGATTTCGAGCCGGGTGGCGGCACGGGATATGATGGGTTCGCCATCGTGACGAACTACAGTATTACTGCCAGCGTGAGCGATGCGGTCAAGTTTTCGGCCAGCTTCAAGCACAACGGCGGATCGGCTGCTAATGATGGCGCAGCTCCCACAAGGGGTTGAGTATAGCCCAGACTAGGGCATAAAAGGAGGAATATGGCGAAGATACCAAGCAAGCGGGTACCCAGTGACGATTGCATTGTGCGCGTGGGGCGCAAGATCGCAGATGAGAAGATCGTAGAGGAAGGGATAGCCTACAACATCCACGAAGGTGAGTGGATAGAGGTTATCCCTGTGAGATCCCTCAGACAGTATTTCGCACTCTCCCGGCTGATAGCCGGGGGGGATGCTCAAAAAATGGAATCATCGCTTGATGACCTTTGCGAACAGGTAGCCGAGAGGGTTACTGCGTGGAACTGGACGGACATGGGCGGCAATCCTCTACCCCAGCCGTATAAGAACCCAGACGCGATCAAGACCCTCACAGAAGATGAACTGCTTTACCTCATGTCTGCCGTGCAGGGAGAAACTCCGGGACAGCGAAAAAACGCATCCGCGCCCTTGCCGACGAACTGATAGACGGCAAAGGGCAGTCACCTGAAAGCCTCGTGGATGTTATCTGCGAGGCTTTTTCATGTACCCCATCACAGGCATTGGAGCAAGATCCGGCGCTTGTGTTTGGCGTGCTTGAGGCACGATTAGCGAAGGCAGCGAAACGACAGCACAATGAGGATGTGACCAAGTTCACACCAGCAATGACCCGGATGTGGACAGAACTGGTGATGAGCTAATAGAAGAGATCGAACGACTGATAGAGGACCAGCCCCATGCCTGCAATCAGGCATACCGCAAAGAAAATAGCAGGCAGGTCCTCGGGTGGGAACTCAGCCTTGAGGCTACGCCCGGCGGAAATTATATCCTCTGCAAGAGTGGTCTTATTCATAGGGCACCTCCTTTGTTCAAATAATAATAAGGGATTGAATCGATTATGGCAAGTTCCAGTACACTTCGAGTCCTACTGACAGCCGAGGACCAGGCCACAGCTAAGATCAAGGCCCTCAAAAAAGAGACCGACTCTTTAGCTGGCGTGGTCATGCGGAATCACAGGCAGATAGGTATAGCGATGACTGCCTTTGGCGCGTCTGTGACGGCAGCGGCTGGAATGAGTGTTAAGGCGGCCACACAGGTAGCCCAAACCAGAGGGGCATTTGAGAGCCTCTCGAAACAGGCCGGAGAATCATCCAAGGAGATTTTGGCAGCCCTCAAAAAGGCCAGTGCGGGAACCGTCACAGAGAATGACTTGATGCTTGCGGCTAATCGATCAATGGTGCTCGGTGTAGCCAAGAACACCAAACAATTCTCCGAGTTGATGGAGATTGCCAGGGACCGTGCGCGGGCAATGGGATCGACAACAACGCAGGCGTTCAACGACATTGTGACCGGCATCGGTCGCGGGTCCCCTCTGATCCTCGATAACCTCGGAATAATCGTCAACCTCACTGAGGCAAACGAGGAATACGCCAAAGTTCTCGGGAAGAGCACAAGTGAACTAAGCGAAGCCGAAAAACAGCAGGCCCTCTTGAATGCTGTGCTCAAGCAAGGGCAATCCAGTATTGACCGTAATGCCATGTCAACCATGACGGCCTCAGAGACTTTACAGGCACTGAAAGCCTCTATCAGTGATACTGCGGCACAGATGGGAATGGCTCTCTTGCCGATTGTTGTCAAAGTTACCAGCGCTATCACGGATGCCATCACCAAATTCAGGGAATGGGCAGAGAGAAATAAAACCCTCTCTGACGCGGTTGTCATTTCAGGGTCCGCCGTGGGAGTATTGGCAACGGCTATCGGGCCTCTGCTGATCATGTTACCAACGCTGATCAAAGGGATTACGATGGCTTCCTCTGCGTTGAAGGCTTTTGCGGTGGCTGCCAAAGGGGTGAACCTGACTACATTGGTTGGACTGATATCGAAGCTCGGACCTTTGGCTGTGATTGCTGGTGGTGCAGCAGGCTTAGGGTATCTCTCTGATAGTCTGAACAAGGTGAGCGAGAGCGCTGCGGCGGCCCACAGTGACCTGCAAAAACTCTATACCTATGCCAAATCGAACATGTCCTCAGGGGACACACGAAGTCAAATTCAAGGTTATCAGGATGCCGTACGGGCATTACGCGAGATGGGGGACCTGCAAGGGTCGTTGGCTACTGGGCTCGAAGGGCTTAATCTCCAGAATATTTACAAGGGCCTAGATCCGTCAGCATTTGCCCGACTGAGATCAGAAGTCGAATTCACGCAGAAGGCACTGGAGGACATGGGGGCGGTGGCCACCTCGACAGCCGATCAGATGAGGGCTGACCTTGAAGGGCAAATAACAGCAGGGCTCGATGCGGCCACTGCTAGGCTTGGGGAGTTTGAATCCGGGCTGTCCTCTGCGAAAGCGGCACAGGATGAGGCCGCTCGGTCTGTTGATGAGTGGACGCGGAAATATAACGCCCTTGAGTCAGAGATAGCGGGAATCAACGAACTGCTCGGATTGGCGCGGAGTCCCAATCTTGAGGGTATGGCCGAATACGAAGATCAGATCTTCGCACTTCAGCAGCAACTCAAAGAGCTTGACCTATCAAAACTGACAGGAGGCATCTCTGGCGATGCCTACGACCAGCAGAGGCAATCACTTGAGGACAGCATCAGACAATTGGAGTTGATGCGTGATAT